CGTGTATGTCGCCGGGTGGGATCCCGCAAAGGACAAAGAGTTCATCATCAAAGACAACGTATCGGCCGGTCAATGGGATTGGGAAATGTTGGCAAACGAATGGGATGAATCTAAGCTAAACGAGTGGGGCTTGGATGTTCCTGAATGGGATACGGTAGAAGCCGAGGCAGAGGAGGATAACTTTGAAGTGCCTGATGACGTGCAGACCGATATTGTGCTGGGCGACCTATTCGAGATAGGAGAGCATAGGTTGCTTTGTGGAGATAGTACCGACAGCGACCAAGTGGCTAAGCTAATTGATGGAAAATGGAACTTGGTATTTACAAGCCCACCATACAATCAGGGAGGGATGAAGGGGGACTTGTTACACACGAAGGGACTGGGAGTAGGCAAGAAGAAGGCTTCAATGTATAGGGATAAAAATGCAGATAAAAGAACGAGCGAAGAATACTACAAGTTTTGTCAAGACATATTCTTAACATCTTATTTACATAGGAGCAATGAACATTCGTTTGTCTGGAATGTTGCATATAATTCAAACTCGAGGGATGATTATGGAAAGATTGTGTTTTCAGATGACAATCCCTTTACAGTCAAGGAGACGATTATATGGGATAAAACAAACTCAATCAATCTACCACATGTGGGTATTTACAGCAGGAGGTGTGAGTTTCTTTTTGTGATGAGTGATTATGACAAATACAGAACAAGCCAAGAGTATAATGATTGGAGGTGGAACTATTACCAGATTAAATCTGCTGGGAGTCAGGTAACTGGAACAGACATTGAGCATAGAGCGACATATCCAGTAGAATTAGCTTCAAGAGTTATCAAAGACTTTTCAATTACAGATGACTGGGTATACGACCCATTTATGGGAAGCGGAACAACGATGGTCGCCTCGCACCAACTAAATCGCAAATGCTATGGAATGGAACTTGACCCATTGTATTGTCAAATGATAATTGACAGAATGCGTAAATTAGACCCTACGCTTGAAATAAAGAGAAACGGTCAACCATACGGAACAGCCGAAATACAGCCGTGAGTAACAATAATCCAATACCGGGAAACAAGCCATTCCCCAAAGGTGTAAGTGGCAATCCAAAAGGTCGTCCGAAAGGATCACGCAACCGGTCAACGATCGTGCGTGAATGGTTGGATGCAAAGGACAAAGTCAAGAATCCCATCACCGGCGAGGTCGAGGAAATGACGGTCGAGGATATGTTGACATTGGCCGTGATCGTCAAAGCCCGGAAAGGGGATGTATCAGCATACAAAGCGTTGTTGGATTCAGCGTATGGCCAAGCCAAACAAGAAGTCGAAAGCACCGGGTCATCCGAGGTCATAACACGCATTCGATTCACCGATGATTGAAATCGATGTTCCCGTTTCGGGAAAGTTTAGGTCGTTGTTCAATACCGATAAACGGTATATTTATTTGCACGGTGGCCGGGGGTCGGGCAAGTCATTCGCCGTTGCGTTGTTTGTTGCCGGGTTGTCATATCAGCCAAGGAACAAAATCCTTTTCACACGGTACACGGTAACATCAGCATCCAAATCAATCATCCCGGAGTTCGTCGAGAAATTGGAGTTGTGTCAAGTCATCGATGATTTTCACATCACACGGGACACGATCACCAACAAAAAGACGGGCGTCGAAATCATATTCAGCGGGATCAAGACATCGAGCGGAAACCAAACGGCCAATTTGAAATCGTTGCAGGGGATCACAACATGGATATATGAAGAGTTCGAAGAGCATCCGGACGAAAATTCATTCGATCAGATCGATTTATCCGTCCGCCAAAAGGACATTCAAAACCGGATCGTCTTAATATCGAATGCATTGCATAAGGATTCGTGGCAGTACAAACGATTCTTTGAGGATCCAAGGGACACGGAGCATATATACACAACCTATTTGGACAACATCAAGAATCTTAATGATCAATTCCTATCCATTGCCGAGCATACAAAGCAAACGAATTTGGTCAAATACAATCGAAACTTTTTGGGTCATCACTATGAGAATGACGATGACGCATTGTGGACATGGGATATTATCAAAAGGGACAAATTAACCGTCGATGGCATGGATCGTGTGGTGGTTGCCATCGATCCGGCCGTTACATCCAATAAGGAATCCGATGAAACCGGGATTGTCGTTGTGGGTCGCAAGGGCGATAAAGGATATGTGTTTGACGACAGATCCGGAGTATATACGCCGTCGGCATGGGCAAACACGGCGGTGGCACTTTACAACCAGTACAAGGCCGATCGGATTGTTGGTGAGGTCAACAACGGGGGCGATATGATCGAAGCCATTTTACGCCAAGCCCATAATAACGTATCTTATAAATCAGTACGTGCAACCAAAGGGAAACAAGCAAGGGCGGAACCGGTGGTTTCATTGTATGAACAAGGATTAATATTTCACATCGACAATTTCCCCGAATTGGAATTGCAAATGACAACATGGAATCCAACGGCCAAAAAATCACCGGATAGGATTGATGCGTTGGTATGGGGATTAACCGAATTAATGTTTAAAGGGAATAAAGGATGGGTTATTTAGATTGGTTAAGACGGCCAAACATCAACCGAGCCGTCAAGGATCAAAACGCAGTATGGGACAAAGAGAAAGCCAATAAGCTGTATGACGCCATTCTTAATATGACAGCCAATGGCCAAGCGTTACTTAATGAAGATAACTTGCGCGAGTATGTCAACCGTGGCTATCTATACAATCCGGATTTGTACGCCATCATTAATTTGATAACCAATTCCGCAAGGGGTATCGATTGGGTATTATACGAGGTCGAGGATGAACAAAAGTTCCGCAAATACAAGCGGTTGCCAAGCGAAGCCAAAGAGTTCCAGTTGGAAAAGGTCGCCAATTTAAAGCACGGCGCCATGACGGAGGTTCACGATCATTCGAATCAGTTGTTCCGATTGCTTAAAAAACCAAACGAATTGCAAGGATGGGGCGAGTTCATCGAGAATCTTTTGGGGTTCAAGTTGATCACGGGCAATGCATTTGTGCATGGGGTGATGTTAGAGAATGGGGTGAATGCCGGTTTGGTCAATGAGATGTGGGTGATGCCGTCGCAGTATATGCGCATTCATGCATCCGGCAACATGGAGCATGTCATTCAAGGATATGAATTGGAGTTGTCGAATCTAAAAACCAAGTTCACGCCGGATGAGGTCATGCACTTGAAATATTGGAATCCGGATTACGACGGTGACGGATCGCATTTGTATGGGTTGTCGCCGTTACGATCAGCATCCCGGGTGGTTCGTCAATCGAATGATGCATACACGGCGCAGTCGTCGTTGTTACAGAATTCCGGAGCCATGGGAATATTGTCGGTCGATGCCGATGAAATGACAAAGGAACAAGCCGAACAATTGCAGTACGATTATCAACGCAAATACGGTGGCCCGGACAAACGCGGAAAGATTATCGTCGCCGGAGCCAAGATGAATTGGCAACAAATCGGTTTATCCCCAGTCGATTTGGACATCATCGAATCACAAAAGATGTCGTTGCGTGATCTTTGCAATGTTTACAATATCAATTCTGCATTGCTTAATGATCCGGACAACAAGGTATATAACAACGTCAAAGAAGCCCGAAAGTCGTTGTATTATGAGAAAGTAATTCCGGAAATGGATGTGTTGCGGGATGAATTGAACCGTTGGTTGACGGCGCGTTACAATGAAAAGAACGGGACGCGATATTATATCGATTATGATTTGGAAGGCATCCCGGCATTGCAAGTTGATTTGGGTGCGGTCGTCGAGCAAATACAAAACGCATGGTGGTTGACGGGCAATGAGAAACGTTCGGCCATGGGGTACGATAACGATCCGGCCATGGATCAATACTTTATCCCGGCGGGTCTTATGCCAACGGCGACATTGGATGAGGATGAATTGAACAAAGACATCGGAGGTTATTCAGTCAAAGAAACATTCAATGATTATCCCAAGTCCGCATCGGATTTGGCACGACGTGCGTTGGAGTTCAAAAAAGAGAATCCCAATGATTGCGCGACCGCCGTCGGGTTGAAACGCGCCAATGACATTTCAGATCGTCGGCCCCTTTCGTACGAAACGGTTGTTCGCGTTTACTCATATTTATCAAGGGCAAAGACATACGATACGGGATCATTCACCGATGCCGACGGTAATCCGGTGTGTGGTTCCATTTCGTATGCATATTGGGGCGGTGATTCCATGTTACGATGGGCATCCAAAACAATCGAAGAGATCGAAGGCAATGCCGACGCCGAAACCGAATGAAGGCCGGGACGCATTTCTTGATCGTTGCATCCCCATAGTTATTTCCGAAGGTCGTGATCCGGATCAAGCGGTCGCGATTTGTTTGGCCTATTATGACGGGGACGACGATTCAGCGGATCCGATGGATTTATCGGATCGGAAGGCGTTGTGGTATGCACTTGATCGCAAGGCCCGGACGTTCGATGACAAATATATCCGCAAGATCCGGAAGGCGTTTCGCGAGGATTTAGACTATTTAGACAAGGCATCGAGTATCGCCCAATTGAAAGATCGGCCGTCTATGGCCAAATTTGGAAGCGAGTTGAAGGAATTATATTTCGATGTGGGCGAATCTTTCGCAAAACAAGGGTACAACCAATTTCGAAAGCAAAAAAACGCGCCGGATTTCCGCAATTTCATCCGTGATTTTTATGAAGAGCGTGGCATCGAGACGACAAAACAAGTCGTGGACACATTGCACAACGACATTATCCGAGATGTGGTAAATGCTCAATCCGGAGGTCAATCATTCGATGACATCAAGAAAGTGATCATCGCAAAGTATTTGGCCAAGGGTGTCGGGGAAACCGCAAGTCAAGTCGATTGGCGTGTCAAGCGTGTTGTCCGAACGGAAGTCCATGCCGTATCGAATTATTCACAACAACGAGGTGTCGAGCAAACCGGAATCCCGTATCACAAAGAATGGATCAGCGTTCCGGATATGCGACGTCGATCAGCCCATGGCCAAGCCGACGGGCAAAAGGTACCGTTGGATGAGCCGTATTATGTCGGCGGTGAGAATGTCCAGTTCCCCGGAGACGGTTCGGCAAGTAATTCCGTCAATTGTCGATGCCGTGAAGCGTACATCCAATCAGAGGAGGTTGTTGTTGAGGGTGAATTGCCATCGAATAACGCCGATTCGCATGAACGGAACGTCGAGTTAGAAGAGGAAAGGATGGAACAAGACGCAATGGATCCAAACGACGATCCCAAGATGAGCCGGTACGGCATCCAGTACAAAAGCACCGACGCGGTCATCAAAGATTTAGATCGCAAAACGGGCGTTGTAACGGGGTATTTCAGCAAATTTGACAACATCGACGCGGATCAAGACATCATCGTAAAGGGGGCGTTTGCAAAATCCATCATGGAAAATGGCCCCAATTCATCGAAACCGCGCATTATGCATTTGTATCAACACGATATGCGAAAGCCATTGGGCAAACCAGAGGTATTACGCGAGGATGACGAAGGGTTGTATTTCGAATCCAAGATCGTCGGAACATCATATGGTGAGGATGTATTGAAGTTGTATGAAGCCGGGGTGATCAATGAGCATTCCATCGGATTCAACACGGTGAAGTCGGAGCCAAAGGACGGGGCGAATTACATATATGAGGTTCGATTGTATGAAGGGTCAACGGTTACATTCGGAGCCAATGAGGACACGCCGTTCACCGGATTCAAAAGCATGACGCCAAAACAAGCGGTCGAGCGCGTCGAACAATTAACGAAAGCCGTGCGCAACGGCACGTTCACGGATGACACATTTCATTTGTTGGAAATCCAGTTAAAGCAATTGCAACAATACATCATCGATTCACTTATTGACACGCCGGAGCCGTCGAAAGACACTTTGGAAGTTGATGAGCCGAACAAAGTGTTGGACGCAATAGACAAAGCAATTATCAATAATCTAAATTTCAAGGTATAAACAATGTCAATACAAGATACATTGGTTGCCAAATTGGATGAGTTCGGGAATTCGATCGATGAGAAAATCGAAAGCGCGACAAAAGCCCAAAAGGACAACCTAAACAACGAATTGGATACATTCAAAAAGAATGAAATCCAAGGCATGGTCGAGCAATTCGAGGAATTGTCCGAAGATGTTACAAAGATGCAAACGCAATTGGATTCAGTCGAAACGGGCATGAACCGCAAAAGCGGTGAAAAGTCCGAAAAGAATTGGATCGGATCGTTTGTCGAGCAAATCAAAAACACGGAAGGGTTTGCACAACAAGTTCGCACACACAAAGGCATCGAGTTCCAAGTGCCAATGTTCAGCACAAAAGCGATCGTTGATGGCGCAAACAATTTCGCCGAAGGTACTGTACTTTCAAACCGCGTTGTTGCACCGGATTATCAACCGGGCATCGTGTTTGATCCAACACGTCCAGCACATGTTCGTGAGTTCTTACCGCAAGGTACGACATCAAGCGACGTTGTTCGTTACATCAAGGAATCAGCATATACCGATGGATCGGACATGAAAGCCGAATCAGCATCAGCAGGTACAACGGAATTCACATTATCCGTTGAGGATGCACCGGTTCGCACAGTCGCATCGCATGTCCGTGTCTCCCAAGAACTTTTGGATGATGTGGAAGGCATAACCAGTTACTTATCAACAAGGCTCCCCGCCAAGCTAAGATCCGCCGAGGACACGTTCTTGTTGTTGGGTAACGATTCGCCATCATTTGAAGGAATCACGGAAGCGTCAACACAATACACGGATGATCTTGCAGATTCAAACGTGAATCGTTTTGACATCCTAACAAAAGCGATTCAGCAGGTACGTCAAGATGAGTACATGGCATCAGCAATCATGTTACATCCGGACGACTATTACAATATGTTGTTGATCAAGGATGCCGAAGGTGAGTACCTATTACCGGACATTTATCGTTTCGGCGCGGAAGTTCCAACAATCGCAGGGGTTCCAGTTATTGCCAACACGGCATTGACAACGGACAAATTCCTTGTTGGTGATTTCAACATGGGCGTTCAATTGTTTGATCGTCAACAATCGAGCATCCGTTTTTACGAGCAGGATCAAGACAATGCCGTCAAGGGTGTTGTAACGGTCGTTGCAAGTGAAAGAATTGCGATGCCGGTTTATCGTCCGAATGCATTTGTATTTGGCGATTTTAGTGATGCATTAACAGATGGAGCATCATAATCATAATTGATTAATTGGGGGTCGTCGCAGGGCGATCCCCATTTTCTTATATGTTCGATAATACACTATCAACACGGAGCGAAGGGGAAACAACGGGGTTTACAAAGACGGTCAATACCGTTGAAGCCGGGGACGTCATAAGCGTTGCCGAGTT